CGGTGTTCGGCCCCAAGCTCCAAGACGCGATTGTGCCTCTATTGCCCGCGAGACGAAGCGTGTCCGACGTGATCGCGATCGTCAAGGTGCCGGCGGTGTCACCATTGACGAACGTGATCGTCGTGCCAATCGGATACGGAACGTTCGCATTGCTGTCGATCGTAAATGTGCGCGCGGTCGTGTCGGCAGCCGGATGGAGAAGGATGCCGTTCATGTCCGTCGCGACCGTGGTGTACGCCACCGATTTCGATGTCAAAGTGGTGTACCGGACGCCCTGATACCAACCTTCCGCAATCGTCCCCGCCGTGTCGCCGGGGAAGTAATTCAGATTGATGGTTCCCGTACCGCGCGAAATCTTACCGCCACTGTCAATAGCAAACCGGATGCCTGTCGCGGAGCCACTGAACGTCTGGCTCGCCGTGATGATCTCGCCTCCAGATGCTTGCGCGAAGGCGACTGTGAAGTTTGGGGTTCCGGTCAACGTCACGGTGGCAGCACTGACCTTGATCGTTCCACCGCTACCCGCGAGCATGTGGTTAGCGGCGGAGGCCGATATTGTGGAGCCGCCGGCATATGTGATTTTTCCGCCAAGTTCGGCCATCATGTTGGGTTGACCGCTGCAAGTGGAAAACTCCCAGTTGCCCGTAAATATGATATGGCTGCCCGGGTCCTTGGCGTACACATGCTTGAAAGCGACGCCGGACGTCTTCATTCCCTGAATAGTGAATTGAGCACCTTCCTGCGCTGTGAAGCCTGTGCTGTTGATCAGGATGTTAGATGGCGTCGAGCTGTCGCCATTCAGCACGACTGAGTAATTGCTTCCGATCCAAGGCCCCTTGGCCACAGCACCCGCGTAAGTGCCCGCGACCGTGATGTTGCCGGTGACGATAGCGCGAATGTCGAGCGTCGCCACGACGTCAAAAAACTTCTGGATCGTCAGGAAAGCACCGCTCGCGCTGTCGGTCAGACCATTGTTGCTGTTCGAACCATCAGATCGAATGAAGTAGGTTCGATTTGCGGTCACGATTTCACGGACGGCGGGAATGACTGGATACCCGGGAGAGAAACCGTCTTCGCCGGGCTGACCGTCCTCGCCCGGGAAGCCGAGGCCCATCGGACCAGCCGCGCCGTCCGCGCCATTCGTGCCATTCGTGCCAGCCGCTCCATCCCTTCCGGGAATGAAGCTATCCTCGCCATCGCGTCCGTCGTCGCCCGGGAAGCCCGGGAAGCCGTCAGCGCCACGCGCACCGTCAGCGCCATTAGAGCCGTTGGTGCCACTGGCGCCGGGCGGTCCGGGGATGTAACTATCCTGCCCGTCCGCGCCGTCCTCTCCCGGAAAGCCCGGGAAGCCATCAGCGCCGCGCGCACCGTCAGCGCCGGGTGCGCCGTTAGTGCCATTGGCGCCGGGCGGGCCGGGGATGAAACTGTCCTGCCCATCCGCGCCGTCTTCTCCCGGAAAGCCGGGAAACCCATCAGCGCCGCGCGCACCATCGGCGCCCGACGCCCCAGCGCTGCCGGGGGGTCCGGGGATGTAACTATCCTGCCCATCCGCGCCATCTTCTCCCGGGAAACCCGGAGAGCCGTCAGCGCCACGCGCGCCATCGGAGCCCGGTGCTCCAGCGCTGCCCGGTGAGCCGGGCGGCCCCGGAATGAAACTGTCTTCGCCGTCCGCGCCGTCCTGACCCGGCATCCCGGGGAAGCCGTCGCGGCCGTCGTGCCCGGCCGGCCCGGTGCCGATCGAACCGACGAGGACCGCGTTCTCATAGATGTCCCCGGTGTCAACGTCGATATAGAGCCCGAGCGCTGACGGCGGCCCATGACCCGCCGACCCGTTGGGACCGATGTTGCCCTTCAACGACCAAGCATTGTTCTCACGGAGATAGAAATCCCCGTTGAGATTGTTGATATAGAAATCGCCGTTGGAAGTCATGAGGGCGGACCGTCTCCGCTAGAGCCTTGACCGCCGCCTCCGCCGCCACCGATGTTGCGTCGTTGCACGATAACCTGAAACGGCGGCTTGCCATCAATGAAAATCTGAGGAGAGCGCGGAGCTGAAGAACCGAACTTGACGCCGGCCTGACGCGCCTTGGTCTTTGCGACTTCGACGCCGTACTTGCGAACGTACTCACCCTGACGGGTAAGGTTCCAGAACTCAGAGGACCACGGGTTTTCGTCGAACTTCGAATCGCCCATATCGTGATCCTCGCATGTCAGACGACGTATTGCTCACCGTTGATCGTGATCGTGAGCGCAGTCGCGGTATCCGATCCGCCGACGAGGAAGTCAGTCGACAGCAGCTTGAGACCCGGAGAGTACCAATCGTAGACGTCATGAGCGAGAATGGGCTTCGCGTTGAACAGCTCAGTGCCGGCGGCGTTCGCGCCGGTCGCGCCGATCCACAGCGAAAACGCGGCAGACGAACCCGTCTTGTTTGCGATATGAATATGCTTGATCATATCGAAAATCAGCGCCGACGTGTTGTTGTAGACGTTCGTGGTAAGCGTGGTCGTGAGCGCGAGCGGTCCCGCGATACGCTTCATTGACGGATTGGCCATGGGCTACCCTCGCAAAAAGAATTGTGGCGCGCATTATACTGCGCGCCACTGAGCCGTTACTACTGGCAATCTGCGATCAAGCCGGGGGCTTCGTCGCTCCGATCTTGGAGCCGACGCTCTCGGCGAGAGTCTTCGCCTTTTCCAGACCGTGCTCGGTGATATACTTGCCTTGGTTGGTGATGTTCCAAGCCTCCTTGGACCATGGGTTGTTCGCCCGGCCGGCCGGTCCGCCGCTACCCCGCGAGCCGCCGCCGACAGAGGCAGGCCACCAATGCGGAGACTTGTCCTGCATGTCCTTGAACCATTCCTTGGGGGACAGCCCGGGGACAATTCCGGCGACATCCTTGGTGATGATCCGGCCGTCCTCGGTCACCTCGAAGACTTCGCGGCCGTAGCGGACCGCGTCGAAGATCGCCGTGGGCAACAGCTTCGCCTCGGCCGCCGCATCGCGGATTGCGCGTTCGACGTTCGTGGTGACGATGGTCGTCTTGAGACTGGTAACCTCGCCGTCCTTGTCGATGAGGAGCTTCGCATTCGCTTCGAGCTTGCGCTCAAGGTTGGTCTTGTCGCGCTCCAGCGGAGCAACGGCCTGCTTGACGCGAGCCGCGATGATCGGCTCCAGTTTCGTCTCATCGACCCGGCCATCCTTGTTGATGGCTTCGAGCTGCGCGGTAACCTCCTCCAGCTTCCGGGCCTGTTCGGCGACGGCCTCCGGATCGACACCTTCGAACGCCTTGAGTTGTTCGCGGGCCTCCTTGTGATCCTTCCGCTCTTTGACGAGCGCGCTTTGAACGCGGTCGACATCGGCCTGCGTCTTCACGCCTTGAACGCCGGTCAGCTCCCATTTGCCGTTGCGCTCGGTGTAGAGCGCCGCGTAGCCCTCCGGGATTTCGTCTTCGGTATCGTATACGGTCTTCAACATGGTGGGTATCTCCTGCAACTCCAACGCCGGATCATTCCGGGCGCCGACCTCTCATGAGGGTTTTTCGTTTGATGAGCAATCCACGGCCGAGACCGTAAATGTGCTGTCGTGTAACCTCGGTAGCGCCGTTCGATCCATTCAGTCGCCGGCTGCCGATGACCCGATGCGCGATGTCCGTGTTGTCCTCGCCTGCGGTGAGGCCAACGCTGATCGCGGTCTGAATATTCTGCGCGTCCTGCTCTGCGATCATGCGCGCCCATGTCGCCATGGTGTGCCCGTGAACGCGAAGCGTCTTGCGCTGCCCGGTGCGGATACGATGCTTCGCCCACGCCGCGCCGTCGTGCTGATGCTCATCGTCGTCCTCGATCGGTGCCGGCTCCGACGCCTGCCCGGGGGCACGCAGCAAAACCATCTCGCCGTCATCGAAGAGAATTTTGACGAGGCAGCCGGGCGCACCCTTGTCGACAGGCATGAAGGCGTCGTCGAAATAGGCGATGACCGCCTCGCGGCCGTCTATGGTTTGGCGCTCGATCATGCCGCCTTCTCTCTGTTTTTCCAGTGCGTCTGGATCGCGTCATAGAGCGCGACCCATTCCGGGGCCGGCTCGCTGTATTTGCTCGTCGGCCGTCCGGACAGAAACCGCGCCTCATAATTGGCGCGAGCGCGGAGCCGATCGAGCGAGGCTTTCAGCTCCGGTGGGAGCGTGCTCTCATCGATCGCGTCGCCCTTCCACACTCGCACCGCGTAGGTCGACGGCCTCTTGAAAGTGCCTTGGACAGTGTCCAGCGCAAAGCCCGCCGCTTTGAACTTCGGGCTCTCCGTCTCAAAACTGGCCGGCGCTGTATATGCGCGAGCCGTCATCTCCGCGATCGTCTCGTGCATCGCCTGATTGGTCTTGGCCACTCCATCGTTCCAAGACTTCCACCATTCGCGGCTATACTCGGTGATCCCGTCGCTCTTCGCAAACACCTCTGTGACGCTCGGCGCCATGGCGCGCGAATATTCGTTATACGTCGGATACCTCTTGACGTACTCGCCTTTTAGCATGCCTCCCTTGTCGAACACCTCGGCGGCCTTGAAGAAGACGCCGTCCTCGTTCATCCGCTGGCGCTCGGTCTGGTAGTCGGCAATGAATCGCTGGAACTTCTGATGCCCTATCTCGTGCGCCGTGATGTCCGGAATGGTGGAAGGTTCAGCGATTGCCTTGGCGAAAAGCTCGATCCGCCCTGAGCCGTCCAGATACGCCGCGCCTGCATAGTCGTGCTGCATGCCGTTGAGTATGAACTTCTGCTCGTCGGTGCGAACCGTGATCAGTGTGGGGTCGTAGTCGAGATCGGCGGCGACGCGCTTTGCCGCGTCCTCGATCCGCTTCACATAAGCGGCGGCTCCGGCCTCGTCTGCCATCTCGTCTTCGTGCTTGACCCGCGCGAGCGCGCGATCGAACGCGTCGCCCTCGGCATCGGGCGAGGCGCCACCCGTCGTCCACTTGCCGTCGCGATCTCGTTTCTCATTCGGGTCAAAGGTCATTTGCGGCCCTCGTCCTGAGTCCACGCCGGCATCAGCCCGATCTTCTGCGGGGCGAACACGGTGTGCTCCGCGTCGGCGGTGCGGTTCTCCGCGCCGTGCGGTCCGAAATTGACCCACGAGTTTTGCCCACGCGTCTCGTTCGTCATCGCGCCCCGCGCCAGATCGGAGAACATGGAGGCGTGCACGCGCCACGCGTTCTCTTCGCCGTCCGCGCGGAAACCATTCCCCTCCTTGAAGTGGCCCATCATGTCGTGCACGATCCGGAACACGTCGTTGACGACGACCTTCCGGCCGCCGATGACCTCGCCTGTCTCGCGCAGCATCGGATTGTTCTTGCTCGTGTCGCCGCCGGCCGAGCCGTAGCCGAGATCGGTGGGGAAGCCCCACCAATGGTTATTCTCGCTCACGTCCATCGCGGCGAGGCGCGGCGACAGAGCATAGGGGTCCTTCTGCCCGGGCTGCACCCAATCGACTTTCAGGCCGGTCTTCTTGACCGCCTCCCACTGCCCGAGCACTTCCTTCGCCAGCGCCTCATAGCTCGCCTTGACGGCGGGATCGTTCGGCGCGTTCACCTCGTGGTCATAGGCCTCGGCAACCCGGGCGGCGCGCTCCTTGTCAACCTTGACGTAGGCCGTTGGCGGGTCGTACGGTATACCCGCGTCGCGCATGTAGGCCTCGGCCGCGTCCTTGAGGCGCCCGATCGGCCCGGGGACGTACCATTGGCCGTTCAGCTCGATCGGTTTCTGCGGGAGACCCTCCAGCGGCTTATATCCGGCCGCCACAAGCGCTGCCTGCGCGGCTGCGGCTTCCGGTGTCTCCGCGCCCTCATGCGCGCCAGCGCCCACCGGAAGGGCGTGGACGTTGATTGGCGTCTTGGTCACGATCGCGCTGGCCGCCGCGTCACCCTTGAGAGGGACATCCTGCGTGCCGAACTCGCCGTGGTTGTTGCGCGCCTGATTCGGGTTATAGGTCACTGGGCAGGTTGTCCCGTAGGTGCTTGAACGCCGCCTTGATATGCTGCGTTCGGATGTTGATGATCTGACGCGTCAGCTCGTCGCGGGTGAGCATGGCGTCGGAGACCTTGGTCCGGTTGATGCCAGCGACGTCCATCAGCCGCGTCTCAATTAGATCGCGGATCATGGGCTCGCTCGCGTCGAGGATGGCGACCGCCTCGTGCACTGTCGTGAAGATGTGCGTCGTGGCGGGGTCGCGGAGTTCGTTCATGCGCCACCCTTCGTCTTGTTGGCCGACGCGCCCTTCTTGCCGACCTTGGTCTTCAAGGGTACAGGTGACCCACGCGTGTAGCCCTTGTTACCCGCACTCGGCTTGACCGGAACGTTTGAGTTGGGCGGCACAGTTGTGGCGGGGGCCGCCGGAGGCTGTCCCGGAGTGGGAGCCGTTGGAGGCGTTCCCGCTCCCGATGCCGCGACTGGCGCCACATCGTCGTCCAAGAACGTGTCGTCAGTAGCTCCGGCGAATGGCGAGACCATCGTGCCGAGCATGGACGCGGCTTCCTCTTCGATTTGCTTGTTCTCTTCTTCAAAATCCATCTCCGTCATGTCGTTGAGCCGCATCATACGGTGCATCGATCGCAGCGACAGCGGCAGACCGAGTTGCTTCGCCTGCATGAAGGCGAGGAGCGCGGCGCCGGCCACAGTCTGATCCGCGAAGTCGGTGGTCGGGACAACCGAGACCTCGTTCGGGTCTTCGCCCATCCAGATCGCGCAGTGCTTGAGCGCTTGCTCCAGCCCGGCGCCGCCGGTCTTCGCCACGGTGGCGATCGTCGTTGTGCGCGCGGCCACGCGCACGCGCAAGGCCTCGCCGCTCTGTCCTGCATCGGTCGTCACGTCGAGAAACGCGTTACCCTCGGCCGCCGCCTGCTTCTTGTCGTTCTCCAGCGAGGTCCGCATTTCACTGAGCCCGCCCGGAGAGACGCCGATATATTTCGCGTCGCCGCCGAGCCGCACATCGATGACAGCCTTGTTTCCGACCCGAATCTTATCGGGGGAGGCCTCATCAACATTGCCGTTGACGATGACGAGCGTATTCTGCCCCTGCAAGAAAAGCGTCTGCCGATAGTCGGCTTCACCGCGATAGATCGCGAGAGCCAGATTCGACAGCGCGAGCAGCGGAGAAACCTCGGGCTCTGGCACGAGATCATTCGCGCCGATAAAGACGAATGGGATGTCAGTAAGCGCCTTTCCGCCGATAGACGGAAAGAAGAACTCGTCAGGCGTCGGATCATTCGTGTCGTTGACCTTGACCGCCATCGCGAAGCCTTCCAGCGGACGGCCTTCGGTGTCCGTCACGATGGCGCCGTCGTCGCGCGAGAGGATGCGAAATTTCTGTTCTGTCTTCCAATTGAAGCCGGTTCGCCGATAGCCGCTCTCGTCGAGCACGACCATCTCCAGCAGGTTCATCCCCTCGTCGAGCTTGCCCGCGTCCCAGTTGATGATGCTCTCGGCGCTGTAGAGCGAGAGATACGGGAGCGCCTTGTTGATGTCAGCGCCCGCCGGGACGTCGCAGAGAAGACCACACCGCCCTTTCAAGAGCTGATTGACATTGATCCGACGCAAAAGATTCTGGAGACCCTCGCCCTGAACCGTGGCGCTTGTCATCATGCCTTCCATCCGCTTCGGAAGCTTGATGACCGCCGGCTTGCTGTGCATGATGCCGATCATGGCTTTCACGGCGTCCTTGACGACATCGTGGAAGACCGCGCGCATCAAGTACGCGTCGTAGTCCTTCCATCCCGGGGCCTGCGGCGAGGTCATGCCATCTTGGATCATGCCCTCCGTCGCGGGCAAGTAATCGAGACGCTTCCCCTTGACGGCGCGCTCCCCCGCGTACGTGTCCGTGAGCTGAATCCACTCACCGAGACGCGCGACAAATTCCGGATGCTTATCAGTGATCGCCATGGTCGATCCTATCTGGGGGCGAGGCCCCTGTAGCACTGTTAACCACGAAATGCAATAGCCCTTGACTTACGTCGTGCGGCCTGACTTCAGCGTCTTGATCTCGTAACGCAGCATGTACCGGGTCTCATCCCCGTTGTGATCTTCTGCCTCGTCATCGACATCATCGATCTCTTTCTCGTCCCTCGGCAGCACGGGCACGCACCGAAGCCATTGGACGCAGTCGCTTGAGATGAACAGACCGGGCGTCTCGCGGAAGCCGCCTTCCGGCCGCTTCGTCGCCTTGAGCCGCTTGCGGACTTGCTCCCAACCTTGTTCGCGCGAGTGCGGGGACTTGTCCGCCTTTTCCCAGAAGACGCCGCGATGCTTGACCCCGTTGACCACGACCGGCTTCTCAAAGTCGTTCGCGATCGTGATCTCGGAGCCGTTCAGGTTCTCATCGAAAATCTGGCTATCGGCCGGGCCTCGGCTTACGCGGGTCCACGAGGCATCGGCCGCGCGGAGGCCCCATTTGATTTCACGCTCGATAATGCCCTTCGCGATCTCCGTGGTGATCATGCGCACGCCTTCGTTCGGCTGCCCGCGCCACCCGTACCACTCCTTGATCCGGAAGAGATCACCGCGCACTGTCGCGCGAATGCGCCCGTCGCGGAGCTTCAGATCGGTCCCGTCGCTCATCGCGTACCAGCCGACAGAGAACGGCTTTGACGAGCCGTGGTCGTAGGCCCGATAGATTTTCCAGCTCGTCGGCACGTCGAATGGGTCCATGACAATTGTGTCGCGGTACTCATACCAGATGTCATCGAACATGCCGCCCGCGACGATGTCCCACGAGCCGTCCATCCATGCGGCCAACTCCGACGCGTTACGCGCGGCTGCCTTGATGCGCCCCTTGTAGCCCGGGTCCGCATGCAGCAAGAGCAAATTCTCGTCGAGGTAGCCGTGAATGGCACGACGCGGCGGCTCCGCGTTTCCGTGCTCGTCAACGCTGTCCGTGATGACCGGGCCGACAGTCGGCTTGCGCCCGTTGATCGTCTCGCCGCTGATCGGGAGACGAAAGCGCGCCTTGACCCAGTTGTGGCCCACGCCGTACGGGTTCGTCGTCGCGCGGATTTTGCGCGGCATACCTTTCATGGTCGACCGCGAGCACGAGAACATGACCTTGTAGCAGTCAGGCGTCGCCCACGTCGTCAGCTCCTCCCAACCGATCCACGGATAGGCGTGGCCGTGGTAGTCGCTATACTGGCTCGGCGCGTTGAAGTGGGCGAAGTAGAGCCGCTCACCATCCGGCCATTCCCACATCGTCTTGACTTCATTGTAGACGGCATCAGGCCAGATGCGCTTGATCCATTTCTTGGACTTCTCGATCACGTCGCGCAGTTGAGGATGAGACTGTCGAAACAGAATGCCCTTCCACTCCGCGCCCCAGCCCTTGCCGACTTCTTGGCAGAAGTCCATGATCAGCGCGTCGGTTTTGCCGGGGCCGCGCGTGCCCTCGTAGAGCACCTCGATCGTCGGGTCCGCTAGGAAGAACTCTTGTGAGCCGGGTTGCGGCGCCCAAGCGACTTGGCGGAGCACATTGTTATCGTCATAGACGAATGGAACGTACTCCGCACCGATCCTCTTGAACTTCGCGACGCAAGGCCACCCCATCAGTCATCCTCTTCGAACGTGACGGCCGGGCGTCCCTCACGTCGATAATCGGCTTCCATCTCGTTGAGGGCTTCGGCGGTCTCCGCGCGCACACCGACGACGAGCACGCCGCCCCGGACGTTGACATCGACCTGAGCTTGTTTGCCGTATTTATCCTTCATGCGCCGTTCCATGATGAACATCATGAGATCGGGGTCCTGCTTGAACACGGTCTCCGGGACCGGAGCGCCGAACTCGTCTTTCAGGTAGCAGTCGGCGGTGTTATCGGGGAGCCCAAGCTCTCGCGCGAGCGAGACCTTTTCAGGATCGAGCTGATAGATGACGCGGCCCTGATAGGTCAGGACTTCACGATAGCCAACTGCTCGCCTAAACGCGGCGGCCTCTACAAGCTGGAGGCCGCCTTCGATCGCATTTTCAAATGCCTCGTGAAACCTAACCGGGAGCGGCTCGTCGCCTTCACCGTCGAGGACGACATCAAAGCCATCCCCCGGCCGGCCCTCCTTGCTCTTCTGGAGCCAGTATTTGAGCGTCGTCGAGCTGATGTTCGCGCGCATGCAAATGCTGTTGACGACCGGCATTTCGGCCGCGCTCCGGATGATCTGCTTCAAGCGTTCTGGGGTGTTTTTCTTGGGTGGGACGATGACGATCTTCTGAGAGCGCTCTAGCAGCGCGCGGCTCGCCTTGCCCATCGGGCGGGATTTCGGTTTTGGCTTCGGAGCCTCCGGGACGACCGGGTCCGGCCCGAGCATATCTTCGAGATCGATGTCTTCGCCGCGCATGCGGATATTCCTTCCACAGTCCTCGGCAATCTCACATCGCCGCACCTCGCCTCATGCGGGGTTTTATGCGAGAGCGCGTATAGTGCCAGACTATACGCGCCCACGTATCAGAGCGTCTTGTTCTTGAGCAGGTTGCCGAGGCTCTCGGTCTTGAACAGCCCGAAACCCACGACGCACTCTCCCTTGAACGTGAAGAACGGGGACTCCCCGTGTGCAGCCGCTTCAGGGGCCGAATAGATGTTGATGCCATCAACTCCGTTTTCGAACGGGATGTGGTCTTCGACCGTCGCGTTCATGACGAAAGTCCTGACCTCATCACTAGTGAGTTTCCTCACTAGCTTCGCGCCTTTTGGTGCAGATAGAATGACTTCCGCCTCTGTGAGACAGACCGTGGTGTCAGCTAGTGCGGGGGACACAAGCATCGCGGCGACGAGCGCCGATAGCAGCACTTTCATGGATCACCTTTGGAAGGACTTGGGGTTGGCGGGGACAGAGGCCCGACGTACGTTTGCAGTCGGGAACGCATGCGCCGTATTCGGGGCCTTCATCCCGGATGCAGGCGCATATGGCTGGGCAGACACCTTGCGGGTCTGCCCGTCATTGTCTTCGGCCGGCAACGAGACCTTGGGCAGAAAGCCCGAGGTCGTGTGTTGACCGGGGAGATCGCTTGATGGTCCCGGATAGCCGTTCTGACCATACCGATTGTTCGGCTTCAGGTGCGAGCCCGCGATGATGGTATCACTTTCGAAGGTCGTCATGAGGGCCGTCCTTTGTTAGTACATCTTGCCGAGGTTCGCGGCCTCCGAGAGGACGCGCGAGCCGAGGTCGTGATCGACGGCGCCCTTCATGCCCCACTTGGTGGCGGGCTTCGGAAGGTGCTTCATGCCGGGGCACGGGGAGAGGGGATTCGCTGGGGCCGCGTCGGGACCAACACCCGGGTTGGTCGGGCTGACGCCCGCCATCTCGGCGGTGCGGTCGCGCATGGTAACGCGCGGCGGGAACGAGGTCTGGGGCCGCTTAGCCGCGCCATCACGGGCGATGTTGCTGGAAGTCTGGTCAGTCATGCCGGTGTGAGTTGCAACCATGATACGGCCCTCGCGAGTGATAGGTTTTCGCGTCAAGCATATCCGGCCGGGCCGAGGATCACAACTGGCAAGTTAACCCGTGCCGCCCGTCCGGATTTCCCGCATGCGTTTCACGTCCCAGATCGCGATCTGGTTATGCCTCTTGCCGGCGGAAACCGCCGCGCTCCGGCCGGAGATGTTGTGCGAGACGTCGAGGTAGGTCTTGCCCGATTCCTTGTCGGTCCAACCGCCGATGTGCGCCCGGGGATCACTGAGCACGTCCGCGTGCTGGCGCGCGTACTCGCCAATGAGACGGGCGCCCTGCGGACCGCGAAGGTCTGCCTCGGAAACGATCTGCGTGTGCCCGGGGATCGAAACCATGTAGCCGGCTTTCGGCATGACGCCGTTCGTCGGCCGCACAGAGAAACCGCCCGGGTTCTTGGTGATCGTTTTGAGCACCTTCGGATGAAGCTGGACGTTGGCGATCTTCGCCACGCCCGAGTTGTGCGCGTTACTGCCGTGCCCAAGTGCGTCTTTCATTTGCGTGGCCTCGCGTATTGACGGAATGCGGTCATGACGTGCTCGGGAAAGGACTTCCCGGCCTTCATCCCCGCGTGAACCTCGGAGACGAACTCTTTCGGATTCATCGCCGCGTATTTGGAAACGTGCTGCCGCGCCATGTCTTGGTGATCGAGCGTCATGAAATTATCCGGCGGATCGTAGAGCACATGGCCGATCTCGTGATGGATCACGTGCTCCGGAACTTGGGATGAGAGGTTCGTCGAGCGCGCCGCAGAGCCAACCGGATCGCGCCAGAACTTCGAGTTCTCATTGAGGCTGATACCCCGCCAATCGTGATAGGCGACGCCGGAGCCTACCGACTTGACGATCACGGCCTCGTGCCCGTTCTCGCGTGCGATCTGTTGAGCGAGCGCGAGGTTCTTGGCTTTGTTCTTCGTCCACTGGCGCCCGATCGCGGCGACGCCCGCGCCGTGCGCGTTGCTGCCGTGGCCGAGTGCGTCTTTCATCTTGTCACCGATCGTAAATGTTGCGGGCCGGGAGACCCGTCAGCCGGGCGTGCTCTTTGGCGTGACGGTCGAACGCGGCGCGCGTGTTGTTGCCATACTCGCCATAGCGGTTTTGACCGACGTGGAATGTGTCTCGGAGCCGGCCCATCGCACCCTCATGTTCGGCGATTTTCTTGTCGAAGTGCCGCGCATCGTCGGCCGACAGCTCGGCGCCCGTGTGCGTATCGCGAACGCCAAGGAAATAGCCGTTGCCCGACCCCGCATGTTCTTGCGCGACACCCTGCATCTTCCCGGTGATCATGGAGCCGGCCTTGCCGCTGGCAGCTTTCAAGCTGTTGTGCGAGGAGATGACCTTCTCCTGCCCGATATGCTTCCCGACCTGTCCGGCCGCGAGCGAATAGGGCTTGACGATGACCTGATAACGCTTGCCGACTTGCGCGATGCCCGCGCCGTGCGCGTTGCTGCCGTGACCGAGTGCATCTTTCATGGTGGCCTACCTGATCCGAATGAGTGAGTTGGGGTTGTCGACCCGCGCGTTCATAGCGATCCGTTCGGCGACCGCGCGGCGCTTGGGACTGGAGACCTTCTGCCAGACGTTGCCGGTCGTGGTGACGCGCTGACCGGCCGCCGTGCGCCCGGCATACGCCACGTGCTTTTCGACCTTGAGCTTCGGCCCGACCGCGCGGCGCACGCCGGTCTGATGTACGACCTTGAGGCCGTGCGGGTCGCTGCCGTGTCCTTGTGCGTCTTTCATGAACCAACCATCCCACGCCCGGGTAAAGAAAAGGTAAACGTCAGCCGCGCCCGCGCAGGAGCCGGTGAATGGCCGATGCTTCCTTGGCGCCGATCTTGCCGGTTCGGTTGTTGGCAATGGCTTTGCTGACGCTCTCCGGGTTGTATCCGTGGCGGCCGACCGTACCATCCTTCCGACGCCCGAACTCGTCGAGGCCCGCCGTCCGGCTTTTGTTGTGCTCGCTGAGTGAGGCCTGCTCGCGCTGATACTCGTCATGCAGGCGGGCACGATCATTCCCTGACATGCCGCCGTGAACCGGAGCCGGCATCGACTTCTGACCGCTAGCGAGCGCTTCCGCAGCCGCCGGGCCGAGGTCTTGCGAGCCGCCGCGCTGCCGATAGCCGAGCACGCTCGCCGCGTCGTTGACCTGATCGAGGTACTTGTTCTCGGCATGGGGGCTGTGCCCGCGCATCGCCTCAGCCGCCTCTTTCGCGTCCCTCGCGATGTAGCGGAGTTCCGCGTCCGACTTCTGATGATAGGGATGGCCGGGAATCGGCTTGGCGAGTTTCTTGGGTCCGCCGCGCGAATTGCTGCCGTGGCCGAGAGGGTCCTTCATGGGCTCAATCCTTCTTGACTGATGCGAAGCCGCGCGCCCGAAGCCGGGTCTTGAGGTCCGCGATCTCCGCCGTGGTCAGCGGAGCCGGATCGGACTTCGACGTGCCGGAGTGCAGCTCGCGAGCAACCGGATCGTTGGCGAGCTGTGCGGCAGTGTCGGAGCGGGATTTGTCCAAAGCCCTCGCGGCGGCCATGGCGCGATCGTACATGATTTCCGAACCGGGCTTGCGCGTGATGCCATTGCCCATCCACTCGTGCGCGGCAGCGCGCTGCGCCCCGTTCTGCCCGCGAGCAATCACTTGGTGCATGCGCTGCCCGAGCGCGTCGCTGCCGTGTCCCAGTGCGTCCTTCATGGCGTCACTTCCCGATGTTATGGTAGGTGGTGTCGTGCTCACCGAGCACCGCATCAGCCTTGTGCCTGATCTTCGCAGCCTGCTCCGGCGAGAGCTTGCCCTTCGCGACCATCTGGGTCGCGCGGGCTTTGGCGTTGGCAGCGTGCGCCGGATCGGGCATCGGATACTTTCCGGGCTGACCCTTCTTGGGCTTGATGCCGAACTTGCCGGCGGGAATGTTCTTGCGCTGGGCGGCGGTCAGCTTTGCCATCTTCGGAACCCTCGGGGAAAGTAAAATTCTCCCCCGAGAGTACCCCAGTTGTACGGTACGAACAACTGGACGTTTACATCAGATCGGCGAGGTCGTCCACGGCCTCTGACGGGTGAGGCGCCTCCGACAGCGCATCGACCGGCGCACCGTCCAGCTTGACGCCCGTGTGATCCTCCTCGCGCGTCGCCCGCAGATCGATTGTGGGCGCCGGAGCCGGGGGCGGCTTCTTGGTCTTGGCTGTCGCCAGCGCGAGCATGATCGCCTTGACCGGGTCCGGGTCCTCGGCAAACGTGTTGCCGAACTTGCTGCACATCGCGTACACCGCGCGAAACGTTTTGCCGTCCTGCGATGGGGTGAGGCTGATATGGGAGATTTCCCCAGCTCGCGCGAGGTCGCGAATTTTAGTCTCCAGATCGCTCATTGCCTTCCTCCGGTTGCTGCGGAAACCGTGCCCGGCCTTGGGCGAGGTCCGCCTCGTTGACAGTCCAATACGCGTCTAGCGCGTCCGCAATCTGCGCGCCCGTGAGGCCGCGCAGCAAATTCGTCTGTGGAAACCATTGCGCGGCTGGCGCCGGATTATTGCTGCCGAAAACGATCGAGTTGAGCCCGGTCAGCACCGTGATAGCCCGCTGGCGATTTGCCTCCGCGATTTTCAATTTCCACTCCTCGTCGATAAAGCCGCGCTTCCACTTGGCGAGCATCAGTCCGGTTCCTTGTAGTCGCGCTGCCAAAACTGGGCGTAGGCCTCTTGGACGTACTCGTCGAATTTTCCATCCGCCGGATCACTGAACACGTAAAAAGTGCTCTTCTCTGGCCATACCTTGCCGTCCGTGTCCGCGTGCCCGGGTAAGAACGAGCAGACCTTGACGAACTCGCCATGGTGCTGAATGCGGATGCTGCCGGCCTCGCCGTTGCGCGTCAGCGACAACAGGCGCACGGTATCGCCCGGATACTTCGGCTCGGTCCACAGCCCTTGATGCCCTGAAGCCTCACTCACGATCTCGTCCCCTTCGAAGCGGTTTCGTTGAAATCCTTGCGGTGCCGAACAAGAGCCCGACGATGATAGCAATCAAGACACGCATTTGATAACCTCCCGGCCGAGCGGCGTGATCTTGACGCGCCGGTCCCGATTGTGATCGAGCCAGCTCGTGATCAGGCCCCGCCGCGCGAGGCCGCCCACGATCGCCCCGTCGCTGGGCAGGGGGTAGAACTCCCCGCTCCCGCCTGCCTCAGCCGCGTGCCGGAGCACGCGGAGCTGTTGCTCGTTGAGCTGCTTCACCGGAAGCCTCCTCGATCTCGCGGCGCTGGCGCGCGATTGCGCGCTTGCGTGCCGCCGTATACTCGTCGAAATCGCGCATGCGACCTTCGAGGTCATGTAACTGCTGCCACGTCACCGGAGTGTCTTCCTCTGGTAGACCTTGAACGAGAAGGGGCGCGTGTCGCTGAGGAGGTAGTGACACTCCTCCACGCCCGTCGAGTAGCACACGCCGCCCGTGTAGCTGAAATCCTGCGTCACGCCATAGGGGCGGACAATGATAACCTCGTCCTTCGTGATCTGGCGCACAACGCCAGTGCCGAAGGGGCCGTCGAACAACTTGACAACGTCAGCGAGCTGGAGCTGTTGAACAGAGGCGTGGGTGACGAAGTCAGACATTTTTGCTCTCCAGTTGAGCAGCGAATTGCTTGCCCTCCGCGACCCATTGCGCCAGCGGAAGACGGTTGAGCTTCGGCACCATGACCGACAGCGTGTCGTATCGCTTGCCGTCATCAAAAACGAAGTAGAGATATCCGCTGCCCCTGACGAGTTCGACAGGGAGGCCCGAAGCCGAGAAAACATTGTTGACGGTTCGCAGTTGCACGGTACTCTCCAAAATTCCCCGGGATCAAAACGGTGCGGGCTGGGGAAAGCCCGCACCGTACCGCCCACTTTCGCCTACCGGATTTTTCAAAGACGCGGCGGTGCGTCTCCGGTGTTGGCGTGTTGTTAGTTCATGGTCGCCTCCATCTCGTAATTCTTGAAACCTTCGAACTTCACATCTAGCCGGGTTCAAAAGGCGGGTCTATTGCTTTCTGTGTCGGCGGGGCCTCGTTCGCTGTTTCCGTTGCCCCGAGATGTATCGCAGGCCGGGGCCGAGCGCAATCCAAAAGACGGCGCGTGGTTAACACCGGGTTTCGACCGTCACGCACAGAGCTTTTACCGCGCGTAAACCATTCCGTGCGGTACGGCTTGCGCGGACCGGACCGTGGTGTATCGTCCGCCCGTGCCCGATGACCGGGCCGGAGAAAAATCCATGCTACAGCGCCCTGTCAAGATTAGAGCCCACGATATGGGCGACGGCGGTTGGCTGGCGTTCTACGTCGGCCGCGAGAACGAGTGGCGTCTTGCTCACGACGCTCTCGGCCATCCGATCGTATGCGACAACGAGCAACTCGCCGTGAGCGTCGCCGCCTATCGGCGCCGCCGGCTTCAGGTTTGGAGGGACTAATGACTGACAACAAGATCATTCGGAAGACGCGGATCATGGCCGCCGACGAGGCGGAGTTCACCGTCCAGCATTATGACGACGGCGCCGTCATGATCAGTCAGCCCGGCGGGTTCGACGGGACTGAGCGCGTCTACATTCCCGCCAACATGGTGACCGCGTTCATGGCGGTCATGGAGAGGCCGGCGTGAAAGTCATCAAGATGTCTCATCACGTCGGGCTCCACGGCCCGCTCTACATCACTCGCTCGCTCTTTGAGCGGGCGCAATCGGAGCTGGGCAAACTTGAGGCCCGGGCCGCCGTGGGTGATAAACTCACCGCGATCGAAGAGATTGGGCTCCTACTTCTCAAGACCTCGGGAAAGGTGCCCGAGTGAGCCTCCACGACGAAATCACCTTGGAGCTTGCCCGGCTGGAGCGCGCGGCCCACAGACGCGCCCGCGAGGTGGACTTCGAGTTGCAGACGGACGACAGATCGTGGCTGGCGGGAGAGGCAGGAGTCGAACCTGCGATCACGGTTTTGGAGACCGTTGCTGTAGACCGCTGAGCTACACTCCCGGATTTTTCGCGGGCCTTAAACCTAAACGCGGGCTGGCGCCGTCAGGCGCCGGCCCGTTTCGTTATGGCGCCGTCAGGCGCCGACGAGGACGCTCTTCACCCGCTTCGTCAGGCCGCCTAAGAAGCCCGTGGGTGCGTCGGAGCCGGGCGCCGGGGGATAGCGGCGGGGGCCATGAGCTGGGTACACCTTGCCCCGGGGCACGCCAGTGTAGACCCGTCCCACGAAGATCGGTCGGGAGGTCTTGCGGTTCGGTTCCGGAAGCTGGGCGGCCGGCGCGATGAGCCGGGCTGTCTTGAGCCGCCGGCCCTCTGCGTCCTCAATCCGCTTGACGACAGTGCGCCCACGGATACCACGGGTCACGATCATGTCGCCGGCAATAGCCACCATTGCCTTCGCTCGCTTGAACGGCCGAATCGGTGACTTGTTGCGCTTGATGCGTCGGGTCTTCATCTTTCATTCTCCTGATCACGCGATCGAAAACTTGTGAAACCATCTTCCGCCGATCGCGGATGAATGGGCCGGTGAAACGCTCGGGCATCGGGCCGAAGGCCACATACTCGCCCGGGCGGTCGTTGTCCTGCTCGATCACGTAGCACCATTCGGCGCCAAAGCACCGAACGCCCCACGATATCGTGCGCGCCGGGATCACGGGTGCGTGTCGCCGCCGACGACCGCCGTCGTGGGAGCGTCAACAATTGGTATGTAATCGAGGCCGCCGTCCACGCACCGCGAGATGACCGTGCTCAGGTCATCGACCCGAACGAGGAGCGGGAGATAGTCGACGCCCGGTTTGGCGTTGACCTCGATCCGCACTCGAAGCTCGTCGAGCAGCTCGCGCGTCGTGGAGCGGCCGAGCCGGGCCGGTGACGGTGCGTCGGCTTCGGACATGACCTTGACGTAGTCGGAGAACCACGGCCCGAGATCGGTCTGCATGCCCATGAAGTGTTTCGCTTGGGCTACAGGGTCATTCGGTGAGAACGAGGCTCGCATCACAAGATGCAAGCCGCGCAGGATCAGGCTTTCGGCTGGGTTGGGCATCAGTGTCTCGCTTTCTGGGTTGGATAGTTGCATAGATCGAGCCAGTTTCTACGCGGGCGTACACGATCTCGACTAGCTCGGCTTCGACGATCATGTCAAGCAGGGACTTTCTTTCGGCCACATCAAGGCATCTCATCGCAGCACCGCCTTTCGCGTACTTTGAAAATCTTGGAGTAGTGCATCGAAGATCGTTTGCACTGCGTAGGCTTCGAACTCGGAGGACGGCTCGTGCTCTCCGATGAGCTGGCGACAGTGTCGCCAGATATGCATGCTCTCGTGCACGAGCAGCACGACGGCAGCCCTCGAAGTCCGCTTGTGCTCGCCGATCGTAATGATGTCGATCTCGTCGCTCCCTCTGGCAAGCCGTGTGCAGCGGGCATCAGTCGTAGGATACGGCCCGGCATCCACCTTGAGCTTTTTCATCTCCCGAGCCCACGTGCGGGCGTCCGGGCAAAACGCAAACCAGAAACCGGGGACGATATCGAGCCGGTGCCACTGCATGGGCGCTACTTCGTCGCGGCGGCGAAATCCGCATAGACGTCGTGAGCCGGCATAGTGAGCGCGATTTTGCGCGCCGTCTCCCGAGCGGGAGTGGTGGACCGGCAACCCCAGTGCGAAGCGCGCCCAACGTCGTTGGCAACCGCGCCCATGCCGAGGTTGTATTCGCCGGGCCGCACATAGATCGAGAACTTGGTATTCCCTGCATCAGTCGACTGATAGTAGCGCTTGTCGGCGACTTCGAAAAGGATCAGGTACGTCAGGAGATCGACAAGATTCTTCGGTCGATGCCCCGGCTCTGTTTCCGCGACATGCGCGATAGCGTTGCGAAATCCGATCTCGTTGAACATCGGACACCGAAAACGTTGACGGGCCATGTTGACGCGCTCCAGCATGGCGGGCGTCAACACGATCTGATGCCCGTATGCCGCCGACAAAGCCGGCGGTTTCCCGGGGCGGCGCTGCCGCAGTTTGTGGGCCGCGTATACGACGAGGACAATCGCGGCACCGAGTTCGCCGATCTCAAGATGGTTCATTGGATACTGCCTCCTTGGGCTCTTCTGCGCGCCATTGGAAAGACGACCGGTGCGCGTCAGTGAAATGGACTTTGTGGGCCTTCTCCCCTTTCGGGTTGAAGTAGTAGAACAGCTTGTCCTTCGGGTCGTAGCGTATGGTCCAGCCGAACCGCATCGTCGCGTCGCACCGTACCGATAGGCCGGTGGAGGTCGCAACACTCATGGCTTCGTTGAGGTCCATCAGCGCAGTCCTATTGCCATTGCGATCAGGATCACCACGAACCCGATCAGGACGTATGTTCGAAGCACAACCTCAGTCATGCTTCACCTCTTCGAGGATTGAGGCGTTTTGCGTGGCCTGTCGCGCCGCCCACCCGGCGAGGAATGCCGTTCGGAGAAGCTCCGGCATGCGAAACTCGGCGCCGACAAGCTCGTCCATGAACTTCCGGAACGCCGCATCACGCACGTGCCGTGTCGTGTCGGGATATTCCTTGGACTTATTCGGCGTTCTGTTCACTCTGGGCTCCACGGATTGTGTTGAGACACTTCAGGCACGAAACG